GTTCTAACAGTTTAACAACTGGCACACCAAACCCCCCTTTCGGGGGGTTCTTTGGTAGGCAACTCCTGAGTTGTTTTTTATATGATTAAGTAGTAGTTAAAATGTGTCTACAGAATCGTTTAGCGTCGTGATCTGGAATGTCGCACTCAGTAATACATTGAAAGTATTCTGTTACTTGATCGTACTTTTCCTCCTCTGTACCTTTTTCGTCCCACTCCCAAGTTGCTAACTCGTTACGTGATACCAAGTTTTTCATAACTAATCTCCATGATACCACTAGTATATAGTATACTTTGTGTTAATTCACTAACATTTGTATCTTCTTACACTTTTCTTGAGAAACCTTTACATTTCTCAAACTTAATTACATTTTGAAACTTATCAAATAGTGATTCCTTATGAGAGATTACAAAAATATTAGCATCTTGTATCTCATAACGAATAATCTTGAGGAATTCATCTGTACCAAAACCATCCAAAGAACTATCAAATACCTCATCCATGATCAAGAGGTTGGTATTTACTGAGTTCTTATACCTTGCCACCTCTCTCCATGTGAATAGAAGAGCAAGATCTATCCTCATCTTCTCACCTTCTGAGAAAGAAGAATAGGAAAAGTCTTCATGAATGGGAGACTGTACTGTCTCGTTGAATTCTTCGTCCAAGGTGAAGTTGATATAGAACTCCATCTTCTGGAGATACTTATTCACCTGTTGATTGATCAGTGGAAGATACTTCTTGATAATCTTTGTCTTTACACCACCATCCTTCAGTAGGTTATATGTGAAGTCATAGTATGAAGTATCTTCTCTCTTAACGGCTAACTCCTCATAAGTTGTTTGGAGGGTTTCTCTGAACTGTTCAAGCTTTTCGTGCTCAGTATTTCGGTCTTCAAGTTGTTTGGTAAGTGTTTGAATTTCTGATTCAATCGATTTAACCTGCCGTTGACAACTAGTGATCTGAGAGTTGTTAGAAGTAATGCCATTAAGTACTTTACTGATTTCTCCTGATAAGGATTTGAAGTGAGACTCTCTATTCTCTTCATCTTTAATTGCCACTAAGAGTTCTTCATAACCCTTCTGCAACTCTTTTGCTTTAGTTTGAGAGCGTTCAATTCTATTTAACCTAAACGAATCTTCAATGTCCTGATCACAGGTAGGACAAACCGTATTATCGTTAAAAAACTTATGGTCCTTAACTAATGTAGAGATACGTTGAGATAGTTTACCTTTGATGTTACCAAACTCACGAAGTTTCTTACCAGAGTCGGAGTATTGATTAAGTTCTTCTTGCAGTGTGACAAGTTTTTGATTCAGGTTCTCATTACCATTCATCACATCATTCTCTTCACTCAAGAGTTCTCCAATCTTGAACTCTTTCTGTTTGATATCATCTTGACTACGAGTTTCTAACTCATCAATAAAGTTCTTTTGCATTCGAACCTTATCATTAAGTGACTCTTTCTTTAGTTCTAGAGTTCTAATACTTTCTTTCAGACTACGAATCTTATCTTTGATCAACACATTCATAGAAGAGAAGATCTTAATATCCAACAAATCTTCTACCACTTCTCTTCTACTAGTAGCAGGAAGTTGCATGAATGGTACAAATGAACTACTACCTAGAATCACAATCTGTGTGAAACTCTTGTAGTTCATCTTCAATACGTTTTGCTCTAACCACTTCTGTTGGTCAATGGCAGATGCTTTCTGATCTAGTTCTTCACCATTACGCCAGATCTTGAATGTGTTTGGTTTGATCCCCCTTTCAATCTTCCAATCAACCTTATTAACATTGAACTCAATCTCAACTACTGCACCTTTCTCGTTGGTAGTATTGATTAGTTGATCCTTCTTGATCTTCCTAAACGACTTACCATATAGAGAGAAACACAGAGCATCAAGAATAGTACTCTTACCAGCACCATTAGTACCCACAATCATTGTGGATTGACTCTCATTCAATTGTATTTCAGTGAATTGGTTGCCTGTACTTAAAAAGTTTTTCCAGCGAACCTTCTCAAAGATAATCATCTGCGTTATCGGGGGGAATCACAATATCATTAGGTGTAATGATGGTATACCTGTGTTCATGCAGTTCACAGGTTTTGACCATAAGTTTATCATCTATCTCTAAAACTTTCATCTTAGGATAGTCCAGTTCTTCAAGTTGCATACAGTATCTGGTCGCATCATCACCATCAGCAAAGATGTAGAGAACTTGTTCTCCATCCTCATCAATGACTGAGTATGCTCCTTCTTTTTCTTTACCCTCAACTGCAATAATAAACATTAGACGGTTTCACATGCTTCCTGATAGATTGATCTCATAACATTCTGAATACGTTCTTTACTCAGGTCTGTTTCTGATTCTCCAATATATCTATCAAGAATAGAGAGGGTATCTTCTGACTCCTCAACCTCAAAGTCCTCAGACTCAGTGAGTTGAAAGTTCTCAACAATCTTTAAATCTGCTACACCAACAGAGTAAAGTTTGTCAATATACTTCTCAAACTTTTTACTATCAGTCTTCTTCTTCACAATCACTTTAACAATCTTATTCTCATAAGATGTTACATCAAACATCTGATGATCCGTATCCTCATAGTATAAGTTATGGAATAACTGATAAGGATTGTCAATAGGAGTATGTTCTAAGGTTTCTGTATCGAAGAAGTGGAATCCTCTTGTGTCGTTGACATCGTTCCAGAACATCTCGTAGGGATTTCCCAGATAGAAGATCTTCCCATCGGATGATCGAGTGTGGTAGTGGCCAGAGTAGACTTTTTCGTAGTTCTCAAATAGTTGGCCATCCATACCGTTTTCCATGATGCACCCACGATGAGCTCTAAATCCCGAGAGTTCGAGATGCCCCATCGCGCATCGCACACTGCTATCTTTAATAAGTTTGAAAGTATCTTCAGAATTTTCATCGTTAATCCAGGGAATAAAGAGGATGCCCAATCCACCAATTTCAACTTCTTGGGCTTTAGAGTATGTGATTACATTATCATACTCCTGTAGTAGGAGTTCAACAGCGTTGATACTATTAGTATTCTTATAGTATGCATCATGGTTACCAACCATAAGGTGCATAGTAATACCTCTCTGTTTGAGAGGTTCGAATACTACTCGTTTTGCCCAATCTAGTGCCTTGAAATCGATACCCTTTCGACTATCGAAAGCATCACCCATGTGAATGACAGTATCAATGCCATGTTCATCTAGACTAGGAAAGAAGATATCATTATAGAACTTCTCAAAATAATCATGAAATAATTTAGACCCCTTACGTGCTCCGTAGTGAGTGTCTGTAATGATAGCAACCTTACTCATCAGTTTCTTAGCTTAGAGTGAACACTGTCCTTAATGCTATTATATTCTGAATAGTTGTCACTGTCAAGGTCATTGGAATCAAAGACTTCATCAAAGTTTGACTTCTCAAGAATCTTATTCTTAATCTCTAGTTGCTTCTTCTCCATGGAGATACGACGGAGGAAAGCAAAGTAGATAATCTGAGTGAAATAAGCAAAAGGATTCTTTGACTTCTCAGGACTAAAGTTGTGGATATATCGAACACAGTTCTCAATACCATCACAGATCATATCATCCTTGAACATGTAGTTCACAAAGTTGGGCTTATAGGAGAGATGATTAGCAATCTTCAAGAAACACTCACCGATGTAACGAGGAATCTGAGGCTTTGGCTTATCATTCAGTTTAGCTCGTTCAATCTCTGCGAAGTAGTTCTCAAGTGCCTCTAGGAACTCTTTGTTATTAACGTAGTGTTCGGGTTTTGCTTTTCTTCTCATTGTTCCATAAGCATGGGCGGTAGTCATAATATTGAAATATCTTCAAGTATTATACCTGAAAATACTGGACTTAACAAACTCATGAGATTTCACTACAATAGGTTTGTTAACCATAAAGGTTGGGCTTAGCTAGCTTTAAAGAGCTTCTCTAAGTTCTTCTTAGTTTCCTCTACGGTTCCTAAGTAACCCATCTTTCTATTCAACTCTGATTGATTAGGTTTATCAACCTTGGAAATATAATCTTCATAGTACATAATCATTTCTATATCACAAGACTCCGACATAGTTAATACATCAGATAAGTTAATGACGAACATATCCTGAGTAGTTGTTTTCAACCAGGGTTCCATCTTGTATCCAGCAGGTTTCCCTCTGAACTTAATCTCTTCTACTATAATTGGATTTGACAGAACCAACATTGTCCTATCATCTTCTTCACTTGCACATACCTTAGTAAAGATTTCTTCTCCTGAGTGTTTTAGTTTAATTGATGCATAGAATTCTTCTTCCATAAATTACTCCTTGATATCGATTGTTGATATTTCATAGTTAAATTGTTCTTGATTGTAAATCTTAACGCGTTCAATGAAATGGTTGAGTGTGTAGTTTTTACGACTATTCAATGTGGTGTCGTCAGCAATATCGTATAGTTTTGCTTTCACCTTATCTTTGCCTTTACGGAGGACTCTACCAATAGATTGTAGGTTTCTAATCCTACTCTTTGATGGAGAGGCAAATATTACATTATGTAGGTTTTTGATATTAATACCAGTACTGAATGTTCCGTAGGAAGCTACAATGATGGCATCACTTTCTTCTTCAGTGATACGCCTAACTTCTTCTCTATCTTCAGCATCTACACCACCATGAATAAAGAAGACTTTTCTATCTTCTTTCACTCTTTTATTTATCTCTTCATATAAAATAGCACCATGAGCTTCTACTCTTGCATAGAGAATGAGAGTATTACCCTTCAGGTCTAGAGCTAGGTTTCTAATAAACTTGTTCCTTGTAGGATGACCAATCAAGAACTGAATCTCATCCTCAAACACATCAAACTTTTGTGGTTTGTACTTTAGAACAATACACTGGATATCTAGAGTTGCTAGATGTCCTTCATCAATAAGTTTTTTAGTTCCTGTTACTTTGTATGATGGTCCAAACAATCCCTCTAACACCCACTTATGGGTCTGTGTTCCATCTAAAGTTCCTGTGAACCCATATCTATACTTGGCATGATGTAACTTGTCCATAATACCTACAAGAGATTTACTCTTAAAGAGATGAGCCTCATCACCAATCACAACATCATACTCCTCAAAAAAGGCGCGATCTAATTGATAGACAGATTGCCAAGTGGTGATAGTAACTTCATTTGTATTAACTCTCTCACGACCTGCATAGATCCTATGACAATGGTTCTGAGCATCCCAACCATATGATTCAAAGTCCTTATACATTTGTTCTACGAGTGATGTAGTAGGGACTACAAGTAGAACCTTTCTTTTTAAACCAACATGGAATCTTACTACAGAGTAAATCATGAATGACTTACCAGATGCAGTTGGTGAGATAAGAAGTTTTCTGTTATATCTCAGAGCATCATATACAGCATCAATTTGATAGTCTCTGGCTTTGATATCAGGACCAGTGATAGATGCCATGTAATCTTTGACACCTTCCTTCGAAATCATCTCATTGACTTCAAAAGGCAATCCATAGAATTTATTATCCTTAAATTCATAGGTGTAACTTGATTGCTCACAGAAGGTTACAATCTTATCAAGCAGACCAACATAGATCCTCTTTGTTCTCATATCGAACAAATGAATCTCTCCGTTCCAATGTCGTCTTCGATATTGAGGCATGAACTTTGCACCTTCTACCTCAAAGGTAAATCGGTCTCTTAGTTCATGTTCAACATGTGGTTCGGTATCAATCTTGAGGTAAACTTCATTTACCTTTTCGATTATCAAATGAGCCATTCATATAGGTTTCACCTATACATATTTATCAGGCATTTTCAAATCGATGTTCTAAAATAATTCTGTAGAAGTTGTCTCTCATTTGAATAAGACCTTCTTGTTCACTAGGATCTCCACCAGGCCACCTCTCAATTGCTTGAGATAATCCTGTGTGAATAAGACGAATACCCTCTATGGGTAATTCTATGTGATAGTAACCGTCTGGGTCCATTAGCTTAATCCTGAACTAAACCTCATAAAGTCTATACTATTCTTGATCTGATATGTCCTGTTCGTTATCTGTTTGAGGATCTCTTCTATGAACCTCAACATCACCTCATAGTATTCAATCTTTAACGAAATTCCTGAGAGCTTCGTATCTGCATCCAAGTATTTCGCCATAGTTTCCTTATCTCTAATCTTTTTAGGAAACGGGTCATTAATGTAAACTTCTGGGTCTGCTTTACCAGAGAAGTACTCATAACGTTCGTGTCTAATGTTTTTTCTCTGTTGTTCTGCCTTCTTTCGAAGTAACATCAGAGTATTATATATGTCATAATATTTGGAATGTAGAACAGGTATATTAAGAGACTCAGTATGTAAATTATCTGGATCAATCTTAGAGTCTTCATTCCACATTCCTTGAAGAGTTTCAAGGTCGATCATACTAACAACAGATTACACCTTCTATGTTATATACAGTATACTTGAAATTGACCGTTGCTGTCAAGTATTGAACATCAGTGGATTGTGCATCAAACTGAAGTGTTGATAGTGAGTATGGAAATATATTTTCAAATTTAACTTTAAAGTTTGGATTATCAGATGAGTTGTAGATAGCCAGTGTTCCATCAGAATAAAGGTTCAACTCACTTTCATTTTGATAGTTTGAAGGATATTCTGATGGTGCTTTATCCTTTTGCCAACTGTATATCTCTTGAAGAGATTCTGGAAAACCAAGACCTCTTATCCAGTTTTGTATTTCAAGGTAATTTGTAAGATCCTCATCAACCAAAAATGTAAGTGTAAGATCACCAAAAGTAATCTTATCACCAGCACGAGGAATGTCAGTTAGGTAGTTTGGTTGTATCGCAACACCCAGATCCAAACTAGGCACGTTAACTTGATATCCAAAGAAGGATACTTTAGGTGCCCTGACGACAGAGAACTGAAATCCTGTTGGTGCCAGAAAGTTTCTATTCTCTATCTGTCTGTCAAAACTTGCATCTGGGGCTCTTGACTCACTCATTCTTCTTTTTTAATTATTTATCAACAACCTTTAATTGTGGAAGCGATTTCGCCACCAATTGATGAACCCACATCTTGACCCATCATAACAGCCCAACCTGATGCGAGCCACCCAACATAAGGAATACCAACTAAGAATGGTGTAGCAGCTGTGCCTAAACTAGCTCC